TTTTCCACTTAAATACTCCATTACATAAAGAAAACTCTTTCTGTCTGTAATGGTACGTATTTAACTATTTAGTTTTGTTACTATGCCTGTAAAGTAAACTGCTGCTTTACCAGTTAATTTACTAATAATACTGTCATCTGCTTCCATGCCTGCATCTTGTAAAGCTGAACTTAATGCATCTTGTGCATCAGCTTTGCTTACTCGTCCGCCGCCTGTAGAGCCATTACTTGTACTCTTACTTGCTGGTGTTTTCTTAACATATACACCTGCTCGTGTTAGTATCATTCTTACGCCATTTGGGCTCTCATTGAGCTCATCGGCTATTTCTTTGACCACTTCCATACTTGTTTCTGGAGTTGGTTCTGCTGCTGTATACATTTCTACAGCTTCTGCTTTGCTTTCATCTGTCCAAGCCACTCTTCTTCTCCGTTTTGTGCCAGTAAAGCCGGGACAAGTCCCATACTTATCTAGCTGTTGTTGATAAAATCTATCGCCCATTGCGACTCCTTTCTTGATTTTTTATTATTTATTATAACAAAATAATAAGGCGTTGTCAAGGATTATTTTTTTGTTGCTTTACCTCATTAAGGCAGTAACATATGCTTTTACCCATTGGTCTCTTTTTTCATCATATAAAACTATGGATATACCCATAAGAGGTAATACAAAATTTATACATATAGCATACACTACCCAATGTAAAAAAGGTTGTTCTAACATTTTGTGTCTGGGAGCTGAGGCTTGTAGTAACCAAACTATTCTACTCCAAGTTCTAAATATTACTATAACCCAAGTTGAAGCCCAAAGAGCTACTACCCATTGCCAAACGGGTATATCTGATAATTCCATAAAATTTTCTCATACTTGCCCTTTCTGTTAAAATTTTCCTTTGCCTTCTGTTTGTTCTAATTCATGCAATAATATAACTGCATAGTGTATTATTTTAAAAAGGTCTCTTTCTCTATCTTTATAGTTTTTTCCCTTTTTACCATAACGTTGTACATACTTTATTATATTGCCTAAACAAAACCCCTCTCCAAGACCATTTGCATTTATAAACTCTGTTGCTTGTATATTTCCTTGAGCATAGTGTTTATTATATGTCGTTGAAATATATTCATGAGCTCGAGCTAATACTTGGTTTTCATTGAATGTATATGTTTTCTTTTCTTCTTTCATTGGTTTGTAGTTTAAAGGTGGGTTGTAGTTATCTATGAACTCAACCATTTTAGTTCTCCTAAATTATTCCTAATGCCGTAAAAGTATCCCATAGCACATAAACAAGGCATATCCAAAAGCCTTTTCTATAAAAATCATTTTTATGTTCTTCATTTGTCATGAGTTTGGGGGGATTTTCTGCAAGTAAGTTCATCATTTAAAGACTTAATTTTCTTACTAGCGGTTGTAGTTAATATGAAAGGTATTAAACCATGTATTAAAATAATCATAGCTAACCCTACAAATAATAAAAAATATTTAATAGTACACCACAGGTGTTCTAAATAAGTTTCACCTGTTTCTTCTAAATGGTTAAAATTCACGATAAGTATAAACTAGTTGTTTCTTTACTTTCTACTTGATACTTATTCCATAACCAATTTTCGTGTTTTTTGAAATAAACATCAAATGTTCTATACTGCTGTTGACCATGACTGTGTCTTTCTAAACAGTTTTCATCATAGAGACATCTAGCCCATATCATAAATTTATCTTTAATATTTTTATTTTTCATTATTATATTATACTAAAATTTACAAGAGATGTCAAGAACTATTTTTTGCTTGCTCAATAAAGTTCTTTTCATTAAAGCTCGCAAACAAAGTAAACCTATATTGAGGCGCTATATGTGATGAAGGTCTTATTGTGTGTGGGATATTTCCGTCAAAGAATACCATTCTACCCGGCTTAAAGATACTTGTATATTCTACTTCAGTACCTAAGTCATTAAAGAAAAGTGTTTCACCATAATACTCAGGCTTCCACTCCATATTTATATAATAGAGCAGGGTAAATTTTTGAGGGTGGGTGTGTTGGAATTGAATAGAAGAAGGAACAGCCAAATTGATTGTAGCCGATACAAAACTTAATTCTTCTAATTGATTTCTGAGTTCGAGGTTTTGTATCCTATTAATCAAATCTAACTGTTCCCACTTTTCTTTTGATATCATATGATGCAGGCAAGGAAACTGTCTGTGTTCAAACACAGAACTGTCGTCCCAACCAATTTGATAGTCGGCTGTAATAGCCATCAAATAAATATCAGAGCGTAAATCTTCTGCTAGAATATTATCGTATGACTGTATCATCTACATTATTATCCAAATAATTATAGACATCAGCTACTGTATGCATATCCTCTGCTTTTTCATCTGGTATATCTATACCAAACTCATCTTCAAGCTCTAAAATTAGTTCTACTGTGTCTAAGGAGTCTGCTCCTAAGTCATTTATAAAATTGCTTTCCATTTTTATGTCCATTTCATCAATGCCCATAGATTGTGCAATTATTTCTATCAATCGGTTTTTCATATGTGTTTCCTTACTTACTATTGATTTTGTCTTTGGCTGTTCCAGCATATAAGCCAAACCATGCTGCTCCTGCACCTACTATAATACTAATAAGTCCAGATTGTTCTAGTGATGGGTCTGGTAGTTCCATAAACCAAATTGTAGAATAATACAACAAGAACATATATATACTTAAAAATGCTCTTGGGAATATTCTCCAAGCGTCTACCATGTTAGACAACCATATCCATCTTTGCCATGGATTGTCTGGTTCTCTTTCATTCTCCATTTCCATAATCTTCGCTTTTAATTCGCCGATTTCTTGAACCATAGCCATAAATTTATTTAAGTCTAGTTCAACTTCGTTTCGACTCATATCACCTTGGAATTGATTACTTCCTTGATTCATTGTCGTTCTCCCGAACAGCTCTTACGAGCTACTTATCCATATCTTTTATGAATTTATATTCTGCCTTTTCCCTGTCAAAAGGTTCTACGCTAAAGCTATATACTTTTAGATTTCCTTTCTCTAAATAAAATCTTTCATACAAACTACGCGCAAATTTACCAATACCGTTTTTTACATCAACTTCTTCTGTATTTATAAGTATTTCTATTTTATAGTCTTCCATGTCAGTATTTTTACCTTTATTTTATTCCAAAGTTCTATTACTTTGTTTCGTTTTTTCTTTTTGTTAAATTCTATGGTGTGTGGAATACTAATAGGTTTATCTTTTTTATTCATTAAGAAAAGCTACTCCCACAACCACAAGTTGTTTTAGCGTTTGGATTTTTTATTTTAAAGTGTGAACCAAATGTATCTTCAATCCAATCTATTATTACGCCTTGCAAATAATTTGCACTTATAACATCTACATATACTTTAGCATTAGACTTTTCTATTACAAAATCATCTTCTGTTATATCTTCTACTGGAATCTCTCCAAACTTATACTCAAAACCTGCACAGCCGCCTCCTTGTATAGCTAATCGTATAGCTTTTTCTGGAGTAGCAAAACTACTTAGCTTTTTAGCCGCACCTAGTGTCATTTCCATACTAGTCCTCTACTGGAGAGCCGTTTGCATCCCAACCGCTTTTTTTATCTTCTTTTAACATAGTAAAGGCTTCAGCTATATAATCTTCTAAAGTCATGCCTCTTTCTTCTGCATGAGCACCAGCTACCATAAGTAAACTGTCTGATACTTCTATTTCTTTACCTTCTACTATAAATTTCATTGCATTCCTGCAAACATTTGAGCTTCTGCTTCTCTACGTCTTGTTAATCCTTCAAGCTCTTTTCCGCCTGCTTTATTCCATCTGCGTATCTGTGCAGGCACTTCATTATATTTACCTTCATTTAAAACCTTCAATAAGGTTGAACTTTTAAGGTTTGTTGGTCCGAGATTGTATGTCCATGATACTAATGCATCAAACTGATGTTGATGCAAAGGAACTATAACTAAAGTGTTTACATAGTTTTCATACTCGGCTAGTTCTTCTGAGAGCATTTTATCGCCTTGAGCAGCTGATATAATGTCATTTGGTTGGACTCCTTTTGTATGTCCATACCCTATAGTCCAGACCCCAACTGCGTCTTGATACGCATGAGTTCTAAACCCTTCAAAATCTTTTATTAGGCTTGTGCCTTTATTACTTATTACCATATTTATTACCAATAGTCCTACTACTAAAGCTAACAGTATCCATTTTAATCGAATACTAATAGCTTATTCCAAATACTAGAGGAAGCGATACCGCTAAAAACGCTATCACTACAATCATTGAATAATATATTATATACTTCATATGCTCTAGTCCGTTATAAGTGGGAAAATGCGCTGGTACGCGACTGACATTCCCCACCCCTGTCTAAATTAATTAATATTAATAAACTTAGGTTTATCTTCATCTGGAACTTCGATACTTAGTTTTACTACTAGTAATCCGTTTTCCATTGAAGCATCTTTTATCTTAACATATTCGCCAAGAGTAAAGATTCTACGAAAGTTTTTACTCGAAATGCTTTTGAATATGAACTTTTCGTCATCAGCTAAACTATCTTTGCCTCTACCTTCAACAGTAAGATTTCTGTCGTCTTGCTTTATAGTAAGTTGACTTTTATCCCAACCAGCTAAATCCATTTCGATTCTATACTGTTCTTCGCCATTCTTAACTATGTTATAGCGTGGGTAGTTCCCTGTTGTGCCGTGATTGGCAAGTTCATGTTTCATTCGGTCAAAGCCGAGAAATAGCCTATCAAAGTCGGCTAGACTTCCTAATGTATTTACCATTACTTTCTCCTTGTGTCCTTATCGGTACACGCTGTGAGCCCTTATCGGTACTCGTTATATTCGTCTGGCAGACCCGACCACAGGTGGAATGTGGTGCTCCTAACCTCGCCCTCGGATTTATCTAATCCTACTCGTGCCAGACATAAAGAGATGGTTTTGTTCAGGCAGTCCATCAACTGCGCGTATCTATTAAAATGATACATAATATTTATTATATCAAAATCTTAACATCTTGTCAAGAACTATTTTTCAATCGTCGTCAAGATCAATGTATCCTTCCTCAGCAAAATAGTCTATTGCGTCTGACATTCCTTTTTGTTTACCAAGTAACCATGCTTGTACTACCGCAAAGCCAAGAAAACATAAATATAGTATATCTATTTCTGTTTGTGTAAAATTATAGTCCATTCGAGTTCCTTTTTATAAGTGTGCCCAGTCCCAAAAATTTTCTATAAGAATATTATATCAAAATTTTGAGGCGAAGTCAAGTGTTATTTTCCGATATCTTTAATATTATCTTTACCTATAACTTGGTATCCGCCCTTGTTATATGCAATCGCTACAGTGTATCGTTTTGATACTTCGTTTTTATACTGTGTATCTGGTTGCGGAGTATACGCTGTACTTTCTAGCGATGGATACTTCTCTCTTTCCGCTTCTATTTTAGCTAAGCGTTCTTGCATTGCACTACTATTAGTGCTTTGCCCACTCGCAACTCTCGTTTTCTTTACACGCTTTACTTTTCGTTTCCGCCCGCAAGGACTGTAATTTATGCTACCTTTTACTATCATGCTCGACTCCATAATTTTTAATATAAATATATTATATCAAAAAATGAACACCTTGTCAAGAAAAATCCTCAACACTCCCGAAAATAATTCTTGACTTAAAGGTATTTTTTTGATATAATAAAGTATGAAAAATAAATGGACAGATAAACAGCAAGATATGCTCAAGCGCTTTTATGGGGAACTTCCCATCAACGACCTGTGTGTCATGCTAGAAAAGAGTCCTTCCGCTATCTATAGTAAGGTTCACTACCTCAGAAAAAGAGGCTGGTCATTTAAATGAATTTCGAGAAAAAGCTAAGAAAGTTTCGAAGGAGAGTCTCCAATAGCGGTGTGCTAGAAGAATATCGAAATAGACAGCATTATGTCAAACCAACAACACGAAGAAGAAACGCTCTAAATGCAGCAAAACGGAGAGAATACCGTCGCAGAATGGAAGATGAACATATCATTCGTAGAAATAGACTATATTAGCACATAAAAAGATGATACTCATAGCCAAAAATGAAGTATTTAATCATTCACCCCATACCGCACAGAACTTCAACTCGATTACCTGAGATAAAAAATGCTTGTGTTTTTGTTAAAATCGTGATATAATATTATTATAAATTCACATGAATAAGGATAACCACTATTCAAACAACCAACAAAACTCAACTAATGAGTATCGCATGAGAGACACATTCCCCTAGGAATGTGGAACGAAATCCGATATCTCAGTATTTGTTGTGGGTTTTGCGATTAAATCAACTACATGGCTATTTCAATCGAATATATTCTAAAGCCATATCTAAAACACATTTTCACCAAACGGCTAAAGTTGCGTCTGTAAAACCTGCTCAACTTCCGCAAGTCCGAAAATATTTTTTG